GAGGCGCAGCTTTTAATGTCCCGCCGGGTCGATATCGACGGGGAAATTTTCGTCCTTAAGACGTTTAGCTCGTCGGGAACCCCTTTAATCCAGCTTATCGAATCCCACCGCGTCGGGGCCTCCTCGGCGGCCCAGGGACAGATTGACGGGGTCTGGGACGGTATCGTATTTAATAAATTTGGGGCCGTTGTCGGGTATAATGTTATCCGATCCGACGGTACGGCCCGCAATGTTTCGGCCAATTCTATGCTGCACGTCTACCACCCCGAAAGCTCCTCCGGCGCTCGGGCGTATAGTCCCCTCCAGCATTCGATTAATAACTTGATTGATATCCTCGAAATCCTCTCCTTGGAAAAGGTCGCTATGAAAGTAGGGGCGGACGTAGTACGCACGATCACCCGCGAAAACCCGCAATTCGACGGGTCCTCGTCTGATTTCGAGGCGTTTGGTATGCGTCCCCAAGATTACCCTAACCAGGTTTACCAAAACCCGGAGGAGGTAGGCGCCTTTATCGGCGGCAAAACCGTCGCCCTAGCTCCTGGCGAGGACCTTAAAATGGTCGAATCGGGCCGCCCGTCGCCGAATACCGTTTCCGCGATTGAATACCTCGAAAAGGATTCCTGCGCCGGTTTCCTACCCTGGGCCTTTAGTGGCGATCCCACTAAATCGGGCGGCAGCGCAACCCGGTTGGTCGTGGCTAAAACTGAGCGTACGGTTAATTCCCGCCAGGATATGCTAATCCATAGGGCGCTTAACCCGATCTATGGATACGTTATCGGTACCGCGATTGCCCGAGGCGAGCTTCCGGCAAACGATAATTGGAATAAGGTTAATTGGGTTACCCCGCGCCGGATTTCCGTAGATGCGGGCCGCGAGGCCGCCGCCAACCTGGCCGATATTACGACCGGCCTTAAGACGTTAAGCGACCATTACGCCGAGCTTGGTATGGATTACCGCCAGGAGGTCCGGCGCCGAGCTGCCGACGCCAAGCTTATTAACGATACCGCAACGGAATTCGGGGTCCCCCCGTCGTCGATCTTCGCTCCGGCCAATACTCCTTTGGCCGATATTAACCAGGCTGCCGCGTCCGGGGGAACCCCTGGCCCGGAGTCTACCGATTTCCAACCCCTGTTTAACGGGGAACCCTCCTAATCCCCTACTTTTATGCGTAATCTGTCTAACGATATTCGATCCAACCGTCCGGTCCTTATCCAACCGACCCTTGCCAAGGCGTTCCTGGAACGCTGCGCCTCTTTCCAGCTCCCCCTCGCCGCCAAGGCGTCCGATATGTCGGATATGCTGGAGGCCGTATTCGGCGCCAAGGCGTCCCTAGAGAAATTCCCCCCCTTTGCGGTCCTGCCGATTAAGGGCGTAATTGGTCGCAACCTGTCCGACCTGGACGCGGCTTGCGGCGCTTGCGATCTGGAGGACGTGGAGGAAATGCTGGAGGAATGCGAACGGGACCCGGCGATTACGACCATTATCCTGGACGTCGATTCCCCTGGCGGCACGTCGGTCGGGGTTCCGGAGCTTGCCAAGCGTATCCGCGAATGCTCCAAGCGCACGATCTCCTTTACCTCCGGGGATTGCTGCTCGGCGGCCTATTGGCTAGCTTCCCAGGCGTCGGAATTCTACGCAACCCCGTCGTCCTCGGTCGCCAACGTCGGTTGTTATATCGTTTATAACGATATGTCTGCGGCCTTTGCCCAGGAGGGCGTCGCGGTTGACGTCATCCGATCCGGCGATCTTAAGGGCCTCGGGGTTCCGGGTACGTCCCTCTCCAAATCGCAGCGGGACCAGCTCCAGGCCGAGGTTATCGAAATCGCCGACAATTTTAAGGCCGACGTTAAGCTCGTCCGCGAATTCGTCCAGGACGACGATATGAACGGCCAAGCTTTTTCCGGCAAAAAGGCCGCCGAAAAGGGTTTTGTTACGGCGCTAACCAACGGTTTCGACGAGCTTATGCAGACCCTGGACGCCGAGGTCGCCGCCCAGATCGAGGCCGACGAGGCAAACGACGCCGGTGCCAATTCTAGCGCCGCCTACCGCGACCCTGGCGAGGATGAGGGTATGTCCCGCCTTGCTGCCGCCCGCGCCCTCAAGGGTATCCCTGGCGGCCTCCACGCCCTTGTCGCCAAGGCCGAGAAAACCCCCGAGGAGGAGGAAAAGGACGGATCGGAACCGATGCCCAAGAAGGGTAAGAAGCTTAAGAAGTCTAACGACGAGGACCAGGACGACGAGGAAAAGCCCGACGAGCCTGTTTCCGAGGACGACAAGGAGGAGGGCGAGGAAAAGCCCGAATCTAACGACGAGGAGGAAAAGCCCGAATCCGAGGACGACGAAAAGCAGCCCGACGCGGAGGATTCCGAGGAGGACCCCAAGGCCGAGGACGGCGAGGACGACGAAAAGAAAGACCCCGAATCCGAGGACGACGACGAAAAGCCCGAATCCGAGGAAAAGGACGAGGAGGACCCCAAGGCCGAGGAGGATAACGACGACGCCAAGGAAAAGGCCGAGGAGGAATCTGACACCGGCGACAAGGCCGTCGATACCGACGAGGAGCCGGAAAAGAAGGGCGCCCGTAACCGTTCCCGGGGGATCGCTTGACTCCCGCGTTGGACTAATCGCTTACCGTATGACCCTGGAGCAATCCCTTAAGGCCCTCAAGGCCGCATTCGGCGCCAAATCGTCCGAGGCCGAATCCAACGCCCAGGCGCTTTCCGCGTCCAAGGCGAAAATCGAGGCCCAGGCCGCCGAGCTTTCCGATCTTTCGGAAAAGTTTGCCGCGGTTTCCGGCCTTGCTGCCGAGCGAGACACCCTGGCAGCCAAGGTCGAGGAGCTTACCAAGGCCCTGGCCGCCTCTAACGAGCTTAAGGCCCAGGCCGTCGGCCAAATCGAATCTGCCGGTAAGGTTGCCGCCAAGATCGCCTCCGCGGTTGGCGTTGCCCCCGCAGAAATCTCCCCGGCCGATAACGTCGTCGCTAAATCCAGCGCCGAGGTTTGGTCTGAATATTGTTCGATCTCCAATCCGTCCGAAAAGGTAGCTTTTTACAATAAGCACCGGGCCGCGATTGTCGCCCATTTGGGCATTAAGTAACCCTTTACCCCTAATCTCATCCTAAACTAATATGTCCAACTCCGTCCTCAACCAGGGTTTGGCCCCGCAGTTTGTCGCAGCCGAAACGCTCCGCACGCTCGTCCCGGTCCTTGCCCCTCTCAATAAGATCGTCACGACCGATTTCAGCGCCTACGTCGCCGAAAAGGGTCAGGTCGTCCATACCCGTTATAGCAATAGCTTTACGGCCTCGACCTATTCGTCTGCTACCGGTTTCGTCCCGGAAAACGCCGTCTCTACCGACGTCGCTATTACCCTGGCCGACCATAAGTACGTCGCCGCCGCCTTTACCGATACCGAGGTCGCCACGATCTCGCTCGATATGCTGCGCCGCGTCTTTATCGCCCCTATGGCGAACGCCACGGTTAAGAGTCTTTTCGATTCTGTGATCGCCCAGACGACCGCGGCCAATTACGCCAAGGTCGGTTATTCCGGCCTTGCTGCTAATTTCAACCGCCAGGCCGTCGCCGGTGTCGCTACCAATATGACCAAGGGTAACCTCCCGTTCGCCGACCGCGCTATGCTGCTGGTGCCGGACGCCTTTGGACAGCTCCTCCAGGACCCGACCGTCGCTCAGTATCTCTCGATTGGCGATACCTCCGTCGTCCGCGACGGTAAGGTTGGCCGCCTCCACGGGATCGATATTTATGAATACGCCGGTTGGCCGACCTCTGGTACGACCTTTACCGAGGACCTGGCGGGCATCGCCTCCTGCCGCGAGGGCCACGTTATCGTTACCCGCGTCCCTGCTGCCCCGACGACGGGCGGCGGCGAGCAGCTCACCGTCCAGGACCCGGATAGCGGTTTCGCCTTTGCGCTCCGCAGCTGGTACGATTGGACCAAGGGCCTGTCGAATATCTCGGCCTCTTGGATTACCGGCAATTCTGTCGGTAACCCTGGCGCCGCCCTCCGCATCGTCATTACCGACCTCTAATCCGAAAGGGTTAAGGTCCGACGACAAGGCCCCCAGATCGGGGGCCTTTTCTTTTGGCGCCCCCGTAGACCCCTCCAGGAGGTCCGTAGCGGGCTTTTGACTCCCGCGTTGCGGTATGGGCCTATTCGACGCAGAATGGGCGGCAGACGCCGCCGAAATCCTTGCGGAGATTCCCAAGGCCGTAACGGTTCGACGCGGATCGGGCGCAGCTACCGCCTTTAACGTCCTTATGGGGCCGCCTATGGTCCAGCAAAACCTCGAAACCGGCGGTTTCCTTAATACTACTGCGTTCGACGTTAAATTCCTTAAGACGGACGCCAATCTCCACCCTGGTCTTATCGCTTACGGTAACCTGGTGAGCTATAACGGCCTTAATTACCGGATTGTCGCCATTAACGACCGTCCTCCCTCGGCCTGGGTTATCGTCCGCGTCGAGGGCGCCGCCGGTCCTGCCTAATGGCGACGACGGCCCGAAAAAACATCCAGATCGACGCCTCGGCGCTAATCGATCATTTGCACGATTTTGCTTTGGTAATGGGCAAAAGCTTGGGCGAGGTCGTCCGCGACCAGGCGGGCCTATTTTGCCAGGATATGATCGCTTATTCCCGGCCTTTCGGGGGGAAATCCCCTGGGTCTGGCGCCACCGGCCAAGCTAAAACCTCCGGGAATGAGAATGTTAAGAATTCAATCCGCAAAATCTTTCGTCCCCTAGAGCTGGCGACCAAGGAACAGATTGCCTCGGTTGGTCGGTACGACGTTTTTAAAATGTGGACCAAGCGCAAGGGCGAACGGGTCCAAGGCAAAGGAAAGGCAATCCGTTGGCAGCTTTTCCAAGAAAAGTACGCCCGATCCTCCGGCCTAACCTTTGTCGAACCCGGCGACCTGGGTACGATGGGCAGGATTCACCGCGGCGCCCGTAACGATAACGGACGCGGCTCCCTTAATGCTAACGCCCGAAACGCAAAGGAACCCTTTGCAATCGTCGCAAAGGACAAGGATATCGAACGCTATATCAAGTTGCACCAGAAAGACGTCGGTACCCTTAAATCGGCCTATTATTATTCCGGCGTCGGGATTAAGGGTAAGATTAAGGCGCCCGCCTGGGCAAAGCAGGAGGAGGGACGATCTAACGCAATCGCCTTGG